TCACATCACCGGATTATCATCGAACTCACCGGTGCGCGCGTCGTTGATGATGTAGGTGATCACGCCTTTGAAAACCAGGCGGCCTTCGAAGTCATCACTCGTCATCGGGTAGGTGATTTCAGGCCTGTCGAGTTCTTCCAGTCTCGGGAGCGGATGAAGCCGCAAACGCAGCATGCGCATCTGCTCATCCAGGTGACACATCACAATGGATCCATCGACCGGTGTGGCCGACATATCCAGAACCAGCAAAGCCCCCTTTTTTATCGCTTCACGCCGGGACTCGTTGCCGGCGCGCAGGAAGTAGGTCGCGGAAGGTACGCGGATAAGCTCATGGTCGAGAGATATCTTCTCATCCATGTAATCGGCAGCTGGTGAAGGAAAGCCCATCACAGACCTCCGTTCGGGTTGAACATCATGAACGTACGGAGTTCACCCTCTTGCTGAGAGATATCCCTGAACGTGCTGACGTGGCCCTCAATCCACTGATTAGCCTGTCGTGGTGACCAATCCCAGTTAAAGTTAAGCAACGTCTTCACGAAGTTCTCCGTTGTGACCGTACGCCGCCCGCTCGGCTCCATCACTATGGCCTGCCTGAATGCTGTCTCAATATCGTCTCTGCGTGGCATATTTTCACCTCCCGATAGTACTGTTCATACATACAGTATCTATACTTTTGCGAGTCGATCAAGTGAGTGCATGGTGCTAAACTCCGGAATCCTCTGAATTGATTGATTTACATAATGTTAAATATATTTGCGCGATACGCCTCCATTGGCCTCATAAATACGCTGATCCACTGGGTGTCATTCGCCGTATGCATTTATGCTCTGCACACTAACCAGGCGCTAGCCAATCTTGCCGGTTTTATTGTTGCGGTCAGTTTCAGCTTCTTTGCCAATGCCCGCTTCACATTCAAATCTCAAACCACTACGCTCCGATATATGCTCTATGTAGGATTCATGGGCGCTCTCAGTGCATCTGTAGGTTGGGCTGCCGATAAATCAGGTCTGGCACCAATCATCACGCTAATCGCTTTCTCCGCCATCAGCCTGGTGTGCGGTTTTATCTATTCGAAATTCATTGTCTTTAGGGATGCGAAATGAAAATTTCTCTGGTTGTTCCGGTGTTTAATGAAGAGGAAGCAATTCCCATTTTCTACAAAACCGTGCGGGAATTTGAGGCGCTTCAGCAGCATGAGGTCGAGATCGTATTCATAAATGATGGAAGCAAAGATGCAACAGAAGCAGTTATAACCGCGATCGCCCTGGCCGACCCCCTTGTTGTCCCGCTCTCCTTCACCAGAAACTTCGGGAAAGAGCCTGCACTTTTTGCTGGACTGGATCATGCTACCGGCGATGCGATTATCCCCATAGATGTTGACCTGCAAGACCCGATTGAAGTCATCCCTCACCTCATCCAAAAGTGGCAGGATGGTGCAGACATGGTGCTGGCAAAGCGCACAGATCGCTCCACTGATGGCCGGATGAAACGCAAATCTGCTGAGTGGTTTTATAAGCTCCATAACAAGATCAGCAACCCGCAGATTGAAGAGAATGTTGGTGATTTTCGGCTGATGTCGCGTGAAGTGGTGGAAAACATCCGGCAGATGCCAGAGCGTAACCTGTTTATGAAAGGCGTGCTTAGCTGGGTTGGCGGGCGCACTGACGTTGTTGAATACGCGCGAGCAGAACGTGTCGCAGGAGATTCTAAGTTCAACGGATGGAAATTATGGAACCTGGCGCTTGAGGGGATTACCAGCTTCTCTACTTTCCCATTGCGCATGTGGACTTATATTGGTCTGGCTGTGGCCGGCCTTTCATTCCTGTATGGCGCATGGATGATTGTCGACACATTGGCCTTTGGGAACCCGGTTCGCGGATATCCATCCCTGCTGGTTTCAATCCTGTTCCTGGGCGGTGTTCAGCTTATAGGTATCGGCGTTCTTGGCGAGTATATCGGCAGGATTTACACAGAGGTTAAACAGCGCCCGCGATATATTTTAAAGGTGAAGAAATGACTAGCACGCGTTTTGATATGAATCAATTAAAGCCATCTTTCATAATCTCAATTATATACCTGCTGCCAATACTAATGGCTGGCAGTATATACATTGACGACAATACTAGGGTTTTCAGAAATTTCGGGTGGACTGTTGATGGTAGATATCTTTCAAACGTGGTGTATAACGTTCTGAGCCTTGGTAATGGCCCGCTGGATTTCTTCCCTTTTACTCAGATAGCGTCAGTTTTAATCTTGGTGATTTCAGCCGCCGTCATAGCTCGTGCCGTTAACTTTTCTTCTGTAACAGTCATAACTGTCGCAATTCTTTCATCCCCTTTCCTGGTTCAGAATTTATCATATCGTCTCGACTCGCTGACTATGGCTATGTCGTTTCTGGTGATCTTGATTCCGTTCCTTTTCGTTGATCGGCTGATTTGCTTTTTTGTTGTCGGGATAGCTGCTGTTGTATCAAGCTCTTTCCTTTATCAGGTTTCCGTAATGGCCTTTCCATGCATGTGCATGATTTATGGTTCTACCCGAAGCAGAAGCTGGTCGGAGCTATTCTATTTAATTCTGAAGTCTGCCGCTGTGTTTGTTGTTGGCTTTCTCGCCTACATGGTTTCCGCAAAATTGCTTGGGATTAACTCAAGAAGCGAGCTGTTTCTGTCAGGAAGCGATCCCTTAGGTGTCCTGATCAAGAATGCGTCTTATGTTCGAGACCTTGTATTCAATGCATTCAAATCACCGCTCATCGTGGTTTTAGCAGCATATGCAATTCTTTGGGCGCTCTGTTTATATTCATCAGTCAAGAAAGGCTTGCGACATGTGGTTATGGATTTATTATTCCCTATCCTTATTGCGGCCATATCATTATCAATAAACGTGATTTTGCTTAATCCATGGATTTCATCACGCACGCTACTGGTATTCCCATTGGTGTTTGTTTACCTCGTGACTCGATGTGATTTTAGAGCGGCAAGAAATACACTTTTAATTATTTCATCTATTTTTTCTTTTGGATTCTGTGCTGTGTATGCGAATGCGCTTAAGGCTCAGGACGAATACCATTATTTAGTTATGTCGGATATTTTAAAAATAATACAAGCAGAGGATCGAGATTCTTTTGTTATAAGCGGGGCAATGCCTTTCGCAGAGGAAACCAAGCGATCTTTTGAAGTATATCCTTTGCTTGATAATATAATTCCAAGATATTTCAAAGAAGGAAGCGGGTGGGGACAGGTTTACGCCAGAAGGGCATTCAATGTCCGCGACCTGTCCGTTGGAGAACAACTGAGAGAGATAAGAAATGTTTGCGGACAGGGTTGGTTAAAATATAATAAATTATATTACAAGAAAACAGAGCATTCGGTTTTGATAAGATTCTATCCTGTTGGGTGTTAAAATAAGAGGCCGCTACGCGGCCTTTATTTATGCATAAAATGTTACGCCCACTCTACCGGTGTATGTGCTCATGGTTTGCAAAGCCCCAGTAGATGTAACAACAAAACTTAAAGTTATTACCTTTCCTGTAACAGCGGTTTTTTGAACCATTACTCCATTTGCGGTTCTGGAGTATGCCGCACAGCCTGCTATTGCTACATCCGTGACATGGTTTCTGACTGTGACTTGAATTGATCCGCTTCCAAAAGCGATACCACCAGAACTTATTATGTCGTAGTCATCCTTTACCAAGGACGCCACCCCATTCGTGAGCGTAAATTCTATATATCGCTGAAAAAGACAAGTAACATCAGTGCAGTTTTGCAAGCCATAGATTGTTTTGGCCTTTTCATCGCTTCGATCAAGCCGGTTTGTCTTTATGCTGCCAATCGTAATATTGGAGCACGCGCCTTCGAAATCAATGGTACGCGTCCCAATTGTATTGGCTGCAGCAGTGTCAGTGACCTCCTCAACAATATCATCGATAAGGATATTAGAGCAGTTCCAAATTAAATAGCCGGCACCCGTCTGAACTTTATGTTTGTTGCCAACTATTCTTAAACCATTAACACCAACCCATCTGCATCCCTGATCATTTCCGTCTGGAGATGTTGGGGATTTTTTTACCTCAAACACATTGTTTGTGAACTCGACGTTGGTGATTGGGTATGTTGTACCAGAAGAAGGAGATAGGCACTTAACAAAAGCAGCAATCACACCATTCTGAGGCTGGATTCCAGTATGCGTGTTCCCTGTTATAACAATATCGCTTAGGGGACCATCTGAGTTAAGGATTGTTACTCCCCCTGCTCCGCCCTTTAAATTGTTACCGGCAATAATACCTTTAGTTCCTGCGCGCAGATTAAAAGGTATTTTGCTATCGTCGTTTACTGAGTTTGTCGCAGTCCAGTCAACGTTGTTATACATTATGCGAATGTTATTCCATCCGCTTGTTGCCGGATTTGCTGGCTGATTTACACTCGCATAAACTGCATGTCTGTCGGTTGGTGTGGCTGTAAATGTATTCCCTATGATGTCGCCATTTTTACTGTCACCTAATACAACGCCATAACCACCAGCACTATTCAATGTAACCGGAGAATATAACATCCCGCCCAAATTACTGTTTCTAATTATGAATCCGTCAGCCCCATAAAGACCAATCCCAGCAGTAAAACCGGAGGCATCAATTCCATCAATTATTAGCTTTTTGGTTGTCAGTCCGTTTGATTTAGCGATTCTATTCGTAATGAATTCGGAAGTTGCTGCGTTGTCTGCAGCAGCAGCCCCCCGCCCACGCAATCCAATAAAAGAAATTCCATCGCCATAAACACTGAATGCTGATTGAATTTTTGTTGTTTTAACGGCGTTCTGTGTTGGAATATCGTTGCGGATAGTTACGCCCGAACCAACACGTGCGCCCTGGTTGTCAGAATCTTTGACAGCCACCGGCATATCGATGTTGACGCCGATATAGCCTGCAATGCTTGATGTTGACAGCTCATTTATCTTGCGGAGACTGATGATTTGCTGAGTATCGACGTTCTCCCAGTTCGTGTCTGGTGAGCTGTTTGCGGCCACTACCAGGCCGCCTGAAGGAATGTTTCCGAGGTAACGATACCAGTGACTGTCGGTGGGGTAATACACAGCCTGAAATGAACTGGTAATGATCGCTCCAGTTGCAAAGTTACCTGTCTGGATCTGCTGGTAGGTGGATTCATCGTAGTTAGTTTTCACCCACTGACGCACGGTAGCATCACCGACACTCAGCCAGGCACCGATTCCAACACCTCCGCTTGATGATGGCGTTGAACCTGACGGGACGGTTTTTGGAAAAGAGCCATCCCATCTGTAGTACTCACCATCAGTTGTATCTTTGAGGAGTTGATTAGGCAGCGTTAATGTCGATCCTGCCTGGAATGTTCCAACAGGAATCCATCCGAATTCGGCAATCGCCTGCTGGGCCAGCCAACGCAAACCTTCAATGGTGTAATGTTCTTTACCGAAACGGTCAACATAGGTGTTAACGAGTGAAGTAACGAACTCGTCAATTTTACCCGCGTTAAATTTCAGGTCCCGCGGGGCCTCACTCGGAACTGGCAGATTTGTCGGTGTGGTAGCCATATTTTTTCCATAAAAAAACCCGGCGCCAGGCCGGGTTGGATGGTTGGAGGAAAGACTTACGGGTAAATCAGATCGCTGTATTCAGTCAGCGTCAGGGAGGTAGTTCCGTCTGAGTTTGGTTTTTTCTCGGCTATCGTCCATTGAGTGGAGTCGAGTTCTGCCTGGGTGGCTATTACATAACGGGACGGAGACTGCACCGTATAACGCCGCGCACCGGCCCGTAGGTGCCGTCATCGCCAACCGGCTGCTCGTTGAAGTTGTACGAAACAGGCTGTCCGTAGGTTTCGGAAAGCGTGTCGGTGTCGAAGTTGCCAGGCTTGACCTGAGACTCCCAGGCGGGAATGAGCTTAACAATGGCTTTGTCTTTCAGCCTGCCAACAACAGCCCGATCCACAGGCTGATTCCACTCTCTGCCATCACGAAACTGAATGAGCAAAGCCGAATAACGGCCAACAAGGTTACGGCGATCCGCATCCTTGATTTTCGGCCAGTGCTTCTTCATCAATTTCGTGACTGACTTTTCCCAGTCAGTGGTTTTGGTCGCCTCTTTGGCTTCCTCGCCGTCGATGATTGTCGGGTTATCCATCCAGCAGGATTCGAGCAGCTTGTGCACTGCAGCATAAGCCACAGCGTTACGCTCATAGGCTCGATAGTAGCGATCGAACTCAAGGCTGTCCGGGTAGCCAAACTCATCCCACAGCTTCGTGCGTTTGGTATTCCCGGGCTGGCCTGCGTACAGCATGCGCTGCCGACCGATAGCATCAGCAAGGGCGTTCACGAGGAATGAAACCTCGCCTTGTTGTTCACTCACTGATGAGCTCCTTAGAAGAATACTGCGCCGACCTGCTTGCGGTTGTTCTTCGCTACAGCAAAGTAACGGAAGCCGTCAGCGCCGTGAGAGGTGAAATCGTGAAGAGGTTTATCTTTCCAGCAGCCGCGCTTGTCGTCCCACTCCTTGCGGTAGCCTTCGAGGTGAGAGATGCCTTCTGCGCACTTCTCTTCATCGAACACGCATGATGGAAGAATCTCACGAACCGACTCGATGCCGGTGTCGACGCCTGCCTTCGGCACAACATTGAAAGTCATGGAGTACATCTGGCCGTCAATCTCGTAGCCCTCTTGCGCCAGCTCTTTGCGTGACTTCGCGTCTGCGCCGAACTCGCGGTTTTCGATATCGTGTGGGCCCCAGTGCTCGCCGTACTCATAGCCGCGGTCTTTCAGCACCTTCATATAGTGCCGCAGCCCCTCACCTGAGTTTTCGTAGTAGTCGATAACATGGAATTCGGTACCGACCTCACGAACGAACCAGATCGCCGTCGAGTCGCCCACGCCGATATCCCAGAACGTATGAACAGGGAGATGTGAGTTGTCAGGGATTTGCCCGATTCGCTTGTTGGTGTAGAGCCAGCGGAACTGTTTGGCGTAATACGCGCCCTCGACAGACTGCTGAAAAGCCTCCGCCGGGATGGTCGGGTACTCGCGCTTCATGTCATCGCCGAGAGTTTTCTCTTTGGCGTGGTACCAGGCCTTCTGGCGCTCATTCAGTACAACGCCGTGCTTCGCCTCCATCTCAGCGAAGTATTCAACCAGGCGCGCTGGCAGCGGTTCAACCGGGTCGATTGCATACTGCGGATTCTTCCACCAGGAGAAGAAAAAGAACTTCCAGTCGAGGTTGGAAAGCGCCTTACCCTGCAGCATCGCTTTCTCAGCTTCACTGCAATAATCGTAGAAATACCCCGCCCGGCCTTCAGCTGTGCTTTCGAGGGTGATCTTCCCGCCAAGTGGGACAGCCTCAAACGCGCCCGTCACAATCTCTTTCGCTTTATCCGGCCATTTGGCGCAGATCTTACCGAACTCAGAGACATGCAGGCTGTACAGCGTTCCGCCTCGGAATGAGGTTGATACCGTTACGCTCCCACCTTTAGCGAATACATACTCACTGGTTGTCTCTTTAACAAGCGGGTTGGCCAGCTTGATATCGTCAGGCATTCGCTGATAGGCAAACTGCGTTTTGTTTCGGAAAAGCCTTTCTGAGTCCGGAAGGGAGTGAGCGATCAGAGCGCATTCTTTTTTGTGGAAGATCGCCAGATCAAGCTGGATGATGCACATCTCAGTGGTGAAGCCCAGCTGGCGCGCTTTGAGTATCACGTTACGGTCGTGCATGCCGTCGAAATACTCCAGTTGCTCTGGCGTCATCTTGAACGTTACACATTGACCATTTTTATCTTTAATTTTGTAGAGGTGGTTGAGACGCCAAAACCTGTTTTTCAGGAGAGCTTTCTGCTTTTCAGTTAACACAGCGACTCCTTACAGGTCATCATCTCCTATTTCGTCCATGACAGAAGCAACTGAGCTCACGGCAAGGCCGCCTGAGTGTTCAAGCTTCTGCTTATTGGTGTATGCATCACCGCACTCTTTGGCCGCCTGCTCCATCAGAGATGCTGCAAGCGCCATGTTTCTCATACTTTCGGCTTTAGTCATCATCCGGTCTAAAGCGCGGAGACGATAAGCCTTGTTGGCGATCGGTATGTCGCTCAGTTCGGTCTGGAAACGCTTACGGGTGTCGTGGAATAGATCAACCCACTTCTGAGCCAGGCCTCTACCGCTTGCCTTTGTCGGGTCGTGCGATTCGACCTGCTGCCGGGTTATTGAGATGCCAAATTCCTTCTGGACAGACTCTACAACCTGAGACGGTGTGTCAAAGCAGGCGAGAGCCTGAACGATGAAAGCTTTCACGTCAGGTTTAAGTGCTGCCATAAATCACCACTCGTCTCATGCAGTCCAGATTAAGCCAGCTTCATGAGACATGTGCCGCATGCCCTGGCTATGTTAATTTTCGCCACTTCGGCGGGGTTGTTTGCAGCGTCTACCAATTCCTGCACATCAGAGCTTGCGCCGTATCTGCGAACCACGCCGATAAACTCTTCGACGTCATGACCACGCATGCAAAGTTTTGGCAAACCACTGTCCCTGTAGAACTTGGGAGCACCGAACTCATCAACCTCTTGGGCGATGTGGTAAAGCTCATGCTCAATCAGTGCGCAGAATTCAATATCAGAGCACTGAAGGCAGAAGTCGCCAGCAAGGGTAATGATGTAATCCGGCTTATGCCCAAACCATTCATACATCTGCTGCTCCATGCGGGCTTTTTGCCACCCGCCGGCGCGGAACATAACTTCTTCAGCCTGACCGAGAACAGTGCGCCCTTTCTTTGAGAAAGCATTAGCAGCCCAAAGGAAGCCAATATCAGCATCTGCCAGATGAATATGGTCGGGGTTATGCAGGTGGCCTGATTCGGCAATAATGTTCGACTGCACCCACTGCCACACGCCATCAGCTGGAATCAGTCTTGTGTATGGCGCGAACTCTTCAACGAATGCTGAACTCGGCAGTGGCCTTTTCTCTTCGTCGCTTGCCATGTGTTACTCTCGTTTACTTTTTACTGCCGTCGCCATCATCTTCTGGCTGATACCACGTTTAACAATGAACGCACGCACCTTTTCGTAATCAGGTTCGCACCGCATCATCAGACACATCAGAGCCAGCGTCCTCAGATACACCGGAAGCCACCACTTCACTTTCACTTGAATCGTCAGATTGCACGTTGCCATCAGGCTTTTCCTCGGCATTAACAGGCGTGAACCGGAAGCGTTTAACGTCTCCCGGAGCGAAGTAAAGCCACTCCCCGCTCTCCTGCGCCAGAGAAACAAAGCCGTTTACCAGCTCAGGCTGCCGACGCGTCATCTTACCGGCGTACTCTTCGCCGTCTTGAGTGGTGATGGTGATTTCGTAGATGTCGGGCATAGATCACCTCATTTGAATGAGCACATATCCTCTGCAAGGTGTATCTGACAGGAGACAGCAAATGAACCCTGAGATTTAAGTGCCACAATAGATGCCCAACGCCTGGGTCGTCACATTCTCTCAATTCTCAGGAGGTTTTTTATGACTGCTATACACTTTTTTGAACACGCTATCGCCTTTGCACCAGCAATAAATGCAATAGTGAAAATTTCATGTTTTTGGATAAAGCTAGAGCTTTTGAAGCATTACGGCATTATCAAGCCCACCCGCAGATGAGCTTTGTAATGACTACTTCCCTTCAGTCTGCTTATCCCACTCTTCGCGGAACTTCACCGGATCATCGAAGCCCTGAGTCATTTCATTTTTCATGCTGTCTACTCTCTTCTATTTGACGAATTGCAGCGCGATCGATATTGCACTGCCCCACCAGCCCGTATAACTGCGCACTGAGCTGAACGCTGTCACCGAACGTCATTCCGTCTGGCGGTTCAGGTGCATCAATGCGGGATGTCAGCTCTGCCGGCAGGCTGATTTGCGGCTGGCTTATTGTCCGGTACTCCACCGGCGGCTTTGGCTGCGGCGCGCAGCCTGTCAGCAGCATTGTCAGGCACGCGAGACTGGGCACACTTATCAGCTTCAAGGTATTGCTTGATTTCATTCTGTAGCTTCCGGTTCTGCTGTGCGGTTACAGCCCGCTGTTCAGTTACCTGAGACATCACCTGATTCTGCTGCCTGACGGCGGTAACCAGCTCACCCACGCTGGCGGCCAGGCCGTCATTTTTCGATCGCAGATCGTTAATCTGGTCGTCTTTACTGTTCGCCAGCTTTTCCAGCCGTTCATTAGTGGCTGTTAACTGGGCGTTACGGGCATTCAGCCCCCACAGCGCCACGCAAATCAGGCCGATAACAATGACGTGTGAGTAGTTCTTGATGAGGTTGATCGGGTTCATGTAAGAAACACCTCTCTTTCACGCTGGCGGCGCGGCAGGAGAATATCCGGATCGTTACCGGAGCGTTTCCACATCAGGAAAGCATCGGCCGCGCCGTGATATTCATGGGCATTAAGCCGCTTAAGGACGGTGGAATCTTCAAAGGCATTTTTGCCGATATTGAAGACCAGACTGCATAGCGCGTCGTACTGATTCCGGGTAAGCGGCACCTTAACGCTGGCGTTAATAGTTTTCTCAACCCAGGCGATATCAGCCAGAAGCAGTGCGGTTGATTTCTCTTTACTGATTGTCAGTTCCGGAGTGATGGGGCGGCCGTCCACTGGACCGGTATGACCGACGCCGATCGTCAGAACACCTTTCGTGTCGCGATACGCTTTCAGGCGCTCGCCTTCTTCGCGCTTAATCAGGGCAATACCGTCAGGGCTGATTTTCACTGTTATCTCCCGTTCTGCGGCTAATCCACCCGCGCAGCTTCTCGCTGATGTAGTCATTACCGACATACCCGATGTACACCGCAAACACCTGAGCGGCTGTATCGGGGACGTTCCAGTTAAGAACTCCACCCACCACCTGAAGCGTCGGCGCGGCGAAGAATGCCAGCGCGCTGCACGATACTGCGTCAAGAACACGCTTACTCCATGAGGACTGTGCATAGGCGCTGCGCAGCAGAGAAAACATGCCCGCCACACCTGCATATCCCCATTCTGTTTTATGGCTGTATAGCCAGGCGATAAGACCTGCCCAGAAACCAGCGTCTTTGTCCGGCATACTTTTCATCTCCACCTCCACCTTTCAGGGGTCGGTGCTGTGCGTGAGTAAAAGGGTCAGGCTCTCGGGCTGCATTTAACAACGAAGACATCTGAAGTTGATTCCCGGAGCCTGATAATAAAAAACCCGCACAAGGCGGGAATATGAGGGTGTGGCAATGTCGGCTATTCTGCCGAAGATACCCTGGCTGGTTTTGGCGTGTGGTGGCCGGTGCTGATCTCCGGCTTTGCTTCATTGATGAGTCACCATCCCCCGCCCTAACTGCGCTTCCGCATACAATGATGTGACTAATTCACCATCGCCACTTCAGTTCACAGAAACAACCTTCCTACTAACCTTTTCAGCTGATCAGGCCTAATTCAGCCCCCGGAAGAATTTGGGGAAGCAAGCTATCGAACACGCGCATCAGCCTGCGCATTCACCACAATTTGGCAGCCCCGGAAGGAGTCGAACCTTCTTCACTCGGTTTTGGAGACCGGCGCTCGCCCGGCGTCGTGGCTATATCTGGCTCGCCTGGCTGGATTCGAACCAGCGACCAACCGCTTAGAAGGCGGTTGCTCTTTCCTCTGAGCTACAGGCAAATTTGGCGGGACAGGAAGGATTCGAACCTTCGACCATTCGGTTAACAGCCGAACGCACAACCGCTGTGCTTCTGACCCTGAAAATAAAAAGCCCCAGCGGGATGCTGAGGCTTATTTTTTGCTTATTGTTGGTTTATCTCTTCTTGCCGCCGATATATTTTTGGCAGCATATCAAAGTAGACTCAAATATGGCCTAATTAATTGACTTTTGCAATACCTTGCTGCGAAAAAGTCGTCTTTTGTTGTGATCGTGTTCTCACAGTGTTCAACAGAGAATCGCCGTCAAGGCGCTTAAAGATGGAGCACATGGCGCGCCAGTAATCAGAATAGTTGTGGCTCCAGTTGTCCGGCTTAACGCCACACAGCGCGGCGAGGTCTTGTTGCTGATAAACCTCGCGCCCTGCCAGCTCTGCTTTGACGTCCTGCGCTGCCAGCCAGATCAGCCCCTGCAGCCGGTTCATTGTCTTGCCGGCAATCTTGCGCGCGCCGAGCTGCGCTTTGAACTCATCCCATGCCCACTGAGTGATCGCCACCTGGTATTCGAACCGGAGGTTTTCGCTGTAGCTCCACATCAGCCAGGCCACCTGGTGCTCATCGAGCGACATAAGCGCGCGCCGCCATGATGCGGTGCCGAACTCAACCGGGCTAACCAGGGCGATAGACGAACCTTTAGCGCGGGACTGCTGGCCGGGGATCGGCGGGTTGGCCGGATTAACCATTCGCCCGGTCGCCGGGTCGGCGATTTTCTTACGCCCACGGCTGCGCGCCGTCGCTGTGAATTGCGCATTCTCTGCGAAAGCGACCAGCTGCCCTTTTGTCGCCCCGCTCAGATCGGCGGTTGCCACCATGAGCTGTTCACGCACGTACTGCAAATATTGATGGTTCATGCTGCTGCTCCTGCTGGCTGTTTGGACTTCGCCTTGCGGCGCTCACTGTTTCGGATGATGTTCTGTGCTGTGTTGTCGCCCGGCTTGCCGCGCGGGTGCCGGTACTGACCTTCGGCACGCAGCAGGCTATCGCGTTCATAGTTATCGAATGGCTCTCTGCTCACGCTGCTTCCTCCTGCTTCATTGCCTTGAGCTTTGCCCGGTACTCATCGCGGATCAGGATGTAGTCCTCGCGCTTCCATTTCGGCATTTCATGCGGCCCCATCAAAGCATCAAAGCGCGCCTGGCCGATTTTGGCGATCAGCGCCGGGCGGTATGCGATCAGGTTTCCTGACAGGTGGTTGTTGCAGGGAGCGCACTGTTTGTGGACATTGTCTTCGTTGAACCGCAATTCAGGATTGGCGCCAGTAGTGCGGAAGTGACCGGCGTGATACTGGCCTTCATGGTGACGGCCACAGCTGATGCATGCCTCGCCACGGTCGCGGTAACGAATGAACTCGTTGAAAGCCTGCTGCGCCTGCTTGATGAAGTAACTGAGCGGCTTAACCTGCTGCTTTTTCTCTGCCAGGCGTATGCGATCGGCTTTCTCAGCTTCGCGTTTAGCCTTGATGCGCTTAGCCTCGGCTTTCACCTTCTCTTTAGCGCGAAGCTCAATGGCGTAGATTGCTCCATGCTCCGGACAGCACCAGCGGATATTGGCGTAGGCTGGAATGAACCATTCACTGCAAACCTTGCACTTGCGGCGGGCTGGCTTACGCATGCTTCCTCCTTGCTGCCAGGCGCAGCCATTTCTGATCGACGAGACGGGCGGTGTAACCCTTCAGGGTTGGAATTTCGGAGGGTGCCGGAGCAGCCTTGCGGCGGCGCGCGGGCATGCGGAAGATTGCGCGCTCAATGACTTTAGCGAGGGGACTGTGCATCACGCCTCCTGCTTATCGCGCAGCTGCTGGAACTCGCAGCCGGACGGGATAGTCACTGCCAGACCGAACTGGGCGCACCAGGCTTCAACTTTGCACATGAAGATATGCATCTCACCAGTATCGAGACGGGAGGTGTGGCGGGGCTCCCAGGTGGTCTCTTTGGTGCCGGTAATGAAGTCGGTATAGGTGACCTCTTCACAGCCGAGGTAAGTCTTTTTGAGGTTGCGCTTCACCCATTCCGGTGTTGCGTCGGTGCGCCCGGAGTCGATCAGGTATTCGCTAATCTCTCCCATCCACATATGGAAAAGTGCGTTCTGAGAGAGGCTGCGCTTCTCGCGCCACGGCTTGACCTGAAGGCGGAAGCACTGGCCAGCATCCAGCAAAGGCTGTATCTGCTGACCGATGGCGGCGAAGTTGCCACGATGAAGTTTGATTCCGTCTGCTGGCAGGTTCATACGGCCTCCTTAACGGAAACCGCAGAATGCAGAAAATCGCAGGTGCATTTCTGCATCTGTGACAAGGTGATTTGCTCGTTGTGTGTGCGCATAAACGTCCCCGTTTAGCGCAAAGGTACCGCCGGGGCTCAATCCGGTGGCATTGATATTATGGCGGGTTAACTATGCTAAATCAAATGTTGCTTGACGTTTAGTCTTTGAGGTCTTCATCTGTAACTATCATGAAGTTAAAGAATGCGATAGCCCTCATCCAATCTGTGTAGATATCGCTTGTCATACTGGTTATCTCATCTCCACGGAAGAACGCATCAGGACCCACTTGATAGTTCAGCTCTTCAAAAAGCTCCATGTTTAATTGGCTTATGAAGAATCGCTTTAACTCTTTGATATCGGCCTGATTATTTTTTTCGGTATGATTCAGGATACTCCCCATTGCCAGACTTAAACATCGGACAATATTAGCTGCATCGTAAAAATCCCATTCAGTGCCCTTCTTACCCTTCGAGTATGAATTAGCTTTCTCAGCAGTAGACTTTAATAGTTCGTAAAGGCTCATCCTGCTTTGGATTTTTAGTGCTTTCGCGGCAGTCTCCCTACTCGCAATTGCCGCCCACGCAGATGCAATAGCCGCGGTAGCTGAAAGCAAGGAAATAGCTAGCTCTGAATGTTGTTTTATGAATTCGAATATCATTTTGACGCACTCACAAAATAGCCCCACCTAAATTTATAGGGTGAGCCATTCAAACAGTTAAATGACTATGAAAACTAAAATACAAGATAATCTCAACCGCGTCGAATGAGTTAGGCGTCGCGTTGATCCAGTTTCCAAAGCACCTGTTCTACCCGGCTTTGATAAGCGTGTTCGGTCACCACACCATCCTTAGCCCTGTCAGTAAATATTTTGCCCAGACCAGATGATTCCCTCTCCTCATCTGAAATGCCGCTTTCATCGCTGGCCATCAAAACAAGCAGGCCACCGGCAACACCAAAGGAACAAATGTAGGTCACCCCTCTCTCCAGCCAGGCTGGTAGATTGAAGCCCTAGGAATTTCCAAATTTTAAGCAGAAGAGATTCTAAACATTTCGTTTTTACTCCCTCTGCATAGGAGCAGGGACTTCCGATATAAATAAGGCAAGTTCGAGTTTTTTTTCGGAAAAAGTGTCATATTCAGATTCCAGGACTGGTTACATAAAAACCTTATGCATCACTACCCTTAAGCTTATCTGAAAGATAGATAATCAGGCAGATCAATGCGAAACAACCAAAAAAGCCAACTAACTTATATAACCACCCATCAAAAATAAAAAGACAAGTAAAAGCCGCAATAGATAATATACCTCTACCGAAGGCGTCGAACATATCGACTGCATGTATCCATACTTTCTTCGACACGCTATTTTGCGAGGATTTTGCAGATTTCATTCTGTATCCCTTTACACTGTATTGGGTGACTGTGGTTGTACATGAGGTAAGGTTCCAATGGCTTTTCAACGAGAAAGTAGACCATATCTAGATTCATGGGAGAAACTTTCATATAAGTTGAAGGATACTTATCGCCAAGCCTGCGTGATGCTCTGGCTGCTTCTTCAATTATGCCTTGGATCATAATCACATTAAAAGCCAGAGTGGAGGAGCCACGTAAGAGGTATCCCCCAAGTTTAGATGTTGTCACCCGCGAAATAATCTTATCCGCGATAATTTTAGTCAGATAAAATTGCGCACCTGTACGACTACCCATTTTTGCATCTGAATAGCCCATTTTATCATTTATCGCTTTCTTTCCATTCTCATCTAACTTGGAATAAAAATCAGTGATAACAACGGTTATAAGCTGCCTTATTGGTGCTTCACTGGAGGCGAGTGCTCTGAAAACACGCATGAATCGCTCTGTTTCATATTCATTACGTGCTCTGGTCTGGCGGTCTATAAGACCCAGAGATTCCCAAGTTCTCACCGCCGACAAGTAAACGCCTTCTGGAATAGAAGCTAGTCCATCTACTATTCCTTGGGCTATTAATTTTGCATCCATAAAATCCATCTTACGAAGTTTGTAGTGAGTAGAGGTTAATCAAAATACAATTACATGACCAGCCTAAGAGTTTTAGTTTTCGGATGATTCTCATCCATTGCCGTCATTCCTCATGCGTTCGTAGCGTGCTTTGAGTATCTGCGCTGGGGTTGGGCCATGCTCTGCTTTCGGTGTCTGCAGTGCGCGGCGTACAGGTGGCACAGGGCGTCCTTCAGCTGCTCGTTTTTCCCAGTACGCCAGTACATCGGAAGCGGCGTTCTGCAGCTCTTTCTGGCTAAACTGGCCGTCAGTGCTGCGGCGGCGAAGCTCCAGGCAGATGTGATAGAGAACAGGCTGTGGCCATGGGTACTGTTCACTGCTCGGGTACTGAAAAACCATCTTTCGCCACTTCCAGAACTCGGTCATCACATCGTCTGCAGTGATGCCGAACGCGCGCGCCTCTTCCTTGCACCAGGCGACGAATTGTCCCGGCGACGGGAGGAATGGTTTTGCCTGGCGGCGGGCAACACGCATACCGGCAGCGACCTGATCCATGGTGGTGATGCCATTCTCGCGAAAAGCCATAACCCACTGACGGCGAATCTCGTTCATCTCCGCCTGATCACGACCGGCCATTGCCGCCGGGAACGCGGCGAGAAGCTGGGTAAAAACGCCGTTGATGATCTGCGCCACATGTTCGATGCTTGGCTGATCGTCGTACTGTTCAGGCAGGTTGTGCGCAACGCGGCGCATCTGCTCGCGGTCGAAGTTGTGCATCTGCTCAGCAAGGCTTTTCATAATTTCACCCCGTGTATCCAGTCGGTGTTATTCATGTCAACTTTCGGTTTGCCAGCGGCGGAAACCTCAATTCCTGATGCAGAGCGCTGCATCGTCAACTTGTCCCACTGCTTGCGCAGGCTGGCCGGGCAGAGGATGTTGGTCTGCCAGAAGTGGTGCTTGCTGGCCCAGTCGTACAGGTCGCAAATCTCACGATGTGTCCGCCCGTCAATCTGGTTAGTCAGGCGAACGTCATTTGCCCAGGCTTTCAGGTCAGGCTCTTTGCAGGTCGGGTTTATTTTCTTCAACCGGATGGCGATCCACTCTGCGGCTCTCAGGTCGTCAGCGGTTCCCCACTTGGCACCTGTCGGTGTGTAAATCACCGCTTCAGGATGAGCAGATAAAAATTTCTTCAGAAGGTCGTCGGTGAATTCGTGAGAATTCTTCGACGAAGATCTTTTAATGTTTTTATTGTTGTTATTACTTTGTTGTTCATGATTCTCGGGGAAACGCTCGGCTAAATGCTCGGCCTTATGCGCGGCACCACCATCGGAAGCCGCGGCATTACTGGCTTCGCCATGCTCGGCATTAAGCTCGGAGATATGCGCGGGATAATGCGCGGGTGAATCGTCCATTTTTTGAGCATATTCAGCGTAATTTGTGATGGTGATCACAGAGCCTTTTCTCTTCTCTCCTGAGCGAGAAATCATCCCTTCACGCTCGAAAACATCCAGCATCCTGTCTACGGCGTGGCGACTGCATGGCTTCCCTTCCCTGTCACATAAACTCAGGCCTAGATCGGCTGAGGTGGTTACCAGTTGTCCGGTTAGCAGCTGCCATTGGCGACCCTTGAAGTTTGCTGTGTAAGGCTGACGGGCAGCAGACAACAGCAGGTTTTCCCACAATGTGCGCAGGAATACGTCCTTCGACCAGGATTGCTTAAGCACACTCCGGTACAACGGGATGAAACCGGTTCTCTGGTTCTCCATCCGGTTGCTCCTGAGTTGACCCGGATCATTACCGGGGAAGTTGAGAATTTTTGCAGTGTTCACGCTTCCTCCCAGCCACTGTCACGCAGCAGAGCTTTTTGCTCACCGATGATTGCCATAACCTCTTCGAGCGCCGTAGTGGGCACTTTGAGGCGGTTATTTTCGATTTCTGCATCTGCCAGCAACTCGGCAAGGCGACGGGCGCGCGCCGGGGATAGCTGAGGGATGGCAGCGCTACGGGTGAGCTTGTTCTTACCGGCGGCTTTGGCCTTGTCCAGCTGACGGGTTGCCACTGTGGCCGCCTGAGCGCCATGCTCGCGGGACAGCGCAACGGCGGTGGTAGCCGAGACATCGCCGGACTTCACCATGTCGATTAGCTCATCGCCGCAGGACAGCAACTGTAGGTGGTGATCGACGTCGCCGACCGAGCGTTTAACCATCTTCGCGATTTCAGTCGCCGTGCGGCCCTGATTCACCAGTCTCTGATATGCCGCCGCGCGCTCCAGCGGAGACAGCGCTTTGCCCTGGCTGCTGGTAATCATGAAGGCGATGCGATCAGCCTCTGATCCGACAAAGTCTTTGCACTCGATGCGCAGGACTTCAGTACCGGCGGCAGTGGCTGCCAGCGCGCCGTAGTAGCGGTGGTGACCGTCGATGATTTTGACGCCCTGCTCTGTCACCTGAACGGCCAGCGGCGGCACAAACTCACCAGCGATAAACGCATCGCGGAACTCTTCGACGTGTTGCTTGTCGATTTCGCGGACGTTGAAGCCCGGCTCAACGTAGATTTCTGACAGAGGGACAAGAAACGTCTTTTTAACCGTGGTTTCGGTGCCGTTCTTGTCTTTTTGCTTGTAAAGCTGGGATAGTGAACTCATAATTGTTCCTGATTATGTGAGTTAAAAATCAATTGTGATTTGGTTAGAACGCTCGGTTGCCGCCGGGCGTTTTTTCTTTGTAAGCAGCTCCGCCACCTCTTTCGCCAGCCTGGCCATGTCGTCATCAACGACACCCCATTCCAGCACTGCCAGAAGCATTGCCACTTTCGGCAGCATATTTTCCTTCCACTTGCTGATGCTGGACTTATCCATACCCATAGCTTTCGCTACGGCAGTAGTCCCGCGCATAGCTATTTGATTCAGCAACCAGCTCTCTATCCGCTGTGCCTCGCATTTGTTGCGTGTTGTTGAACTTTCCATTTGCGATACTTCCTTTGTGATTAGTTGATTCGGCTGAAGAATCAGCCGGTTTAAATTTGAGTTTTGATTGTTAAAGAGCGTTGGTGTTAATGAGCTTTCGCGTCGTTATCACCGAATAAAAGCCATTCCGGGTCGCACTTAAGTGCGCGAGCCAGCTCAACCAAATAACGTGGACGCTTAGTTGTCCCTGCCTCAATGGCCTGAAGAGACTGTTGTTTCATCCCAGCAAGTGCTGCCAGCTGAGACTGAGACATATTCATCTCTTCACGTTTTTGCTTGAGGCGCTGAGAAATTGTTTCCATATCACCTCCACAGTTTTATCTGTATTCTGTGACAGCTATTTCTGTTTGTCAATTACAGTTTTAACTGTGACTATCAAGGCATACAGAGAGAGGAATTCATGAGCCTTGCAGATCGCGTCAAACAAAAGAGAATTGAACTGGGGCTTACTCAAACAGAAGCCGCTGAAAAAGCAGGAATACGCCAGCAGTCTTGGCAAAGCATTGAGGACGGTAAAACGCTTAAACCTAGGAATATAATTGGCATAGCAAAGGCGTTGCGATGTGATGCTGACTGGTTGATGAATGGCGGTGCATTTATGCCTATGGCAGAAGTGAACAGCAGGAGAGTTCCATTGATAAGCTATGTGCAAGCAGGAGCGCTTGCTGAAAAGAATCCTATCGAAGCCTTTGATGGTAGCCTTGAGTACGTTCTGACAGATCTTGATTTGTCGGAATACAGCTTCGCTCTGCGCATTGAAGGTGACTCAATGGAGCCTGACTTCAAAGCCGGGGATGTGATCATTGTCGACCCGGAAGTTGAACCAGTGCCCGGTGAGTTTGTTGTGGCCAAGAACGGTGGCGACCAGGCGACATTCAAAAAGTACCGGCCAACTTACACAGACGCCAGCGGTCGTCAGCACTTTGAGTTGGTTCCGCTTAACAACGACTATCCTGTGATTAACAGTGATCACCAGCCGCTGACTATCCTCGGCGTCATGATTGAACATCGTATTTACCGCAGAAAGCGCTAACCTTTCCCCAACTCCTATCAAATAACCGGCTTTCGCCGGTTTTTTTTCGTCTCGATGAAAATTAATTACGTTCGAATACAGATGCATATGTTTACATGTAGATAAATTACAGTTTTGTCTGTTGACGTCAATACAGTTTTATCTGTATCTTTAACCCATCGCGACAACACAGCGATGCGGCCACCGGAAGTTAAGCCGCGGCAGACATGAGTCAGCCTGCACATTAACAACTTATTCATTGCACCTGATGTTGAGCGAAGAGATTCGCATAACTCAGTTCCCCGCTATCTCCAGACCTTAAGGGGTCATGGCATACCGGGCGCGCGGCGGACAATGTCGGGTGCACAAAACTGGAATGTTTTGGGCTGGCAGACGGCTATCAGCTAGTTGGTGGGGTAATGGCTCACAAAGGCGACGACGGCCTTCCCTGCTTCATTGTGGGGAGCCAGCACCAAAGCATTTCTCCCGCATCAGCGGGTAACTACAGAGGGTAAGAGAATGACATATCAAGAAGCACGGACGAGTGTGATTGCTGCCCAGGGTGAGGTTGTAAGACTTAATGATCGCCTGTGCAACATGCATCGCCACTGGATTGATAACGGACTCTGCGATTCAGTGGCTTCATTGATTAAGCAGCATGAAGCTGCTGTTGAAAAATGGAATGAAGCTAAGTTCGTTATGAACTCACTTTCTCCGCAGCAATAGACCCGCTCAGGCGGGTTTTTACTGGATACCCAAGCGCCCTTGCGAGGGCATTTAGTTATCCAAAACACAGGCGGCCATCCACCGCCTTTTTTTATGCGCAAAGGTTAATAGCTCTGACGCCGGGAAAGTCCGGGAGGAAATTATGCAGCAAATCGTCACTCACAAAGGCACGCAGTACTCAGTACGCAAGCTTGCCGATGGTCAAACATGGCGCCTGGCTGAAATTGGTTGCCCGCGTAACAGCTTTCCAATGAGCCGCAAGCACATGATTCTTGCTGGCTTCGGTCATGTAGAGGGGGTCAAGCAATGATCTCGCATTACGGAACCACCCCACTCATCCGCCAGTGTCTTAAGCCTGGCATGATGGCGATATTCGGCGGCCGCACGTACCGCGTCTCAGCGGTCATTCACCAGCGCTGCTGGGTTTATCTGCACACCGACGCTGAAGTACTCCGCATTAACGACTGCGTTATCGACGTGCTGCTCGACGGTCGCGGCGAACCGCTGATCCACTGATACCCCTTTATCAACCGACTGGCTGGCTTCACGCAGCCGTGCGATGCACAACCACATTTCAGGAGATGCCATGAGCGAAGTAACGGATTTAGCTGTTATCGAAATTAAGCCGGACATGGCTCCGGCGCTTTATGTCCCGAACGGGCTTGATTCTTATCTCGACCAGATCCGCCAGGCGGTCAGTGAAGTGCCTGATCTGAGCACCAAAAAAGGCCGTGACCGCGTCGCCTCGCTGGCGGCGCAGGTATCTCGCAGCAAGACGGCAATTGAGAAGCCGGGGCGTGAGTACCTGAAACGGCTGAAAGAGGCTGTGCGCCCCGCTGAGGCCGAGATTAAGCGTTTCGTCGATGCCTGTGACGCGCTGCGCGATGCGACCCGCCGCCCACTCACCGAATGGGAAGCCGAGCAGGACCGCATCAAAGCAGAGGAAGCCATGAACGCTATGCACTCTGAAGCGCTGGAGATGAACGACGAGTTCGATCGCCAGCTCGCCGCGCGCATCGCTGCCGACCATGAAATGGCCCTGCTCATGAACGATGCTTTCGACCGCGAACGCGAAGAGCAGCGCCGCCAGGCTGAACAGGCACAGCGCGAGCGTGATGAGCAGCTGCAACGCGAAGCCGCCGAGAAGGCACAGCGCGAAGCAGAAGCGCGCCACCGTGCAGAGATTGAAGCGGCAGCCCGCCGGGAAGCTGAAGAGAAAGCCCGCGCAGAAGCCGCCGAGCGCCAGCGCATTGAAGCCGAACAGCGTGCGCAACGCGAAGCCGAAGAGGCCCGCCTGCGCGCTGAGCGTGAAAAGCAGGCCGCTATCGCCGCCGAGCAGCGCAAAGCACAGGAAGAAGCCGATCGCATCAAGCGCGAGGCCGAAGCCAAAGAAGCTTCGCGCCTGGCTGAAGAGCAGCGCATTGCAGACGAAACAGCGAAACGCGAAGCCGACGTTAAGCACCGTAAAGCTGTCGGTACCGAAATTGTTAACGCCCTTCTGGCGAATACCTCCCTAACCCGCGAACAGGCCATTGAAGTGCTGACGGCGCTGAAAGATGGCTTGGTACCGCGCGCAAAAATTCACTACTGAGGTGCCTATGAGCGCATATCTCACCCACGACCGTATTGAGGCGCAGGCCTGGACGCGTCATTACCAGCAGATCGCCCGCGAAGAGAAAGAAAACGACCTGGCTGATGATCTGGAAAAAGGTCTCGGGCTTGGACATTTCGAGTCGCTGTGCATTGACCAGTTGCAACGTTGTGGCTCCAGCATCAAGGCCATCATGCGCGCTTTTGAAGATGACGTTGATTTTCAGGAGCGCATGGCAACTCACGCACGTTACATGGCTGAAGTTATCGCCAGGCACCAGATTAATATCGACGAGGAGCAATAATGAGCTTCGACCTGATTCAATTTGTTAAACAACAGGAACCGCTGTTTGTCGGCGCACTGACCGACTCCTCACTGACTTGGGCAAAGGAGTGCCAGTTCGCAATTCAGCTTTTCCAGCGCAACCAGAAGCTGGCTGAAACAGCAGTCGCCAACCCAACCAGCGCGCAGAACGCAATCATCAACGTAGCCGCCATTGGTATCAGCCTGAATCCTGCCAGCAAACTGGCTTATCTGGTACCGCGCGACGGCATGGTCTGCCTTGATATCAGCTACATGGGGCTTTTGCACATCGCGCAGTCGGCTGGCGTCATCAAGTGGGGGCAATGCAAGCTTGTTCACGCCAGCGACCAGTATGAAACGCTAGGGCTTGATAAGGCGCCAGCGCATAAATACGCTCCTTTTGCCACGCCTGATGATCGCGGACCGGTGATCGGCGGCTATTGCACGGTTAAAACCGCAGACGGTGATTACCTCACTGAAGAGATGAGTTACGCCGAGATTGAAGAAATCAGGAAGGTGAGCAAGGCAGGTTCGTCGGTAAAGGGACCGTGGGTCAATTTCTGGTCTGAAATGGCGAGAAAAACCATCGTCAAGCGTGCCTATAAATACTGGCCGCGCGCTGACCGGCTTGATAATGCCGTGGACGTTCTCAACGAAACCGAAGGGGTTTTCACTGAACCGGTGATGGCTTACACACCTGAAAGTGAGGTCATTCAGTCGGAAGAGAACGCGAAACAGGAGCTGATCAACAGCGTGCGCTCCCTTTGCGAAGATATGAAACAGGCAAAAAACATGCACGCCCTCAAAACCCACTTCCAGGCAGCCTACAAAATGACGGCCGGCACGCATCTTCAGCAGGACGTCCAGGCAGTTTACGCCCAACGCAAAGTTAAACTTGAAGAGGTCACTCAATGACAGCCCTTTACCAAATCGCGAATGATTTCGCCAAGCTGACTGATTCCGGCATGGAACCGGAAATGATCGCCGACACTCTTGATGGCATTGAGTGGGAGCTGGAAGCAAAGGTTGAGCAGATTCTCGCTGTCTGCAAAAACGAGACTGCTTATGCGGAGGCGCTCAAGGAAGAGAGCAGGCGCCTTGCAGAGCGCGCTAAAGCCTCTGAAAGCCGCGTGACAAGCATGAAGGATTATGTTGCTAAGTCACTGGAAACAGCCGGCAAAAAGACCCTCAAGGCTGGCATTCACCATGTAACTGTCCGCGCACCTTCAAAGTCAGTTGAAATTACTGACGCCAGCGCGCTGCCGCCTGAATTCGTCGAGTACGAGACGAGCATTAAACCTGACAAGCTGGCAATCAAACACCAAATCGAAGCAGGCGCAGTGATCCCCGGCGCGCAAATCAAGCTTGGGAAACCTTCCTTAATCATCAAATAGCTGCGGGGTGTTCAATGCGATGTGAACGTTGGCAGCCCTTCGAAAATCTGTTTCTGCATGAGGTTGGGGCAAATATGCCCCTTCCTGAGATCGCCGCGAAGCTTGAGCGATCTGAATCAGCAATCACCCGGCAGGCATCCCGCATCGGTGCACCTCTGCTCAGCCGAATGAACGGCAGGCAATGGACCGATGCTGAGCTATTCCTCTTTGGCCGATTCAGCGTCGAAGAAATAGCCGTGGCTACCGGTCGATCAATCACCTCTGTACGTAACAAACGCAACTCACTGGCAAGAAAGTCAGGAGGAAAAATTATGTCTGAATGGACAAGCGAAGAGCTCGCCCTGCTCTGGCGTTATAACAATGAGCAGGTCGCTGAAATGACCGGGCGCAGCGTTGAGGAAGTTGGGGATCGTCGTTGGCAAGCCAACTGCGAGCGCAATAACTGGCCTGAGTTCGACCCGGAGCGTGAGTCATGAGTGATTTTACCGGAAGTAACACGCCAGCGGATCAGCGTGATTTGTGGGTTCCAATCAGCGGATATGAAGGGCTGTATGAGGTAAGCAGCGCCGGGGAAATTCGGTCACTCCCAAGGGTTGACAGATTTGGTAGGAATATCCGTGGAATGGTTTTGAAACTGTATAAACATTCAAATGGATACAGTGCTGTGGGGCTATGTAAGTGCGGTGTTAAGGCTCACTATCTTGTCCATCGCATTGTTGCTGCCAATTTCATCGGAGAGCCACCAGACGGGTTCGTAGCAAATCACATCAACGGCAATAAAAAAGATAATAGAGTTGAAAATCTTGAGTGGTGCTCAATGGCTGATAACAACAAACACGCTCATCGTACTGGGTTGAATTACATCTCCGAGAAGAACAGAAGCTGCACCTCCGAACGCATGAAGAAAAGACACGCCGAAAGCAGGAAGAGGAAGGCGAAACTTCTCGCCAGCCGGGAGGCAGCATGATTCATTTTCACGGTGGGCCTATTACGCCGGACACTTGCGCACTGAAGGCCTGGAAAGGACGTCATGCTTTCATCAGTTTTGCCAACCCTGGTCAGTTAGCTTTAGCCAGTGAAGTAACTCAATCTTTCGCGCTTGATAATGGAGCGTTCAGCTTCTGGGATAAGAAAAAGTCAGTTAACTGGAAAGACTATTATGCTTTTGTCGAGCGGTGGGGTAACCATCCTCGTTTTTCCTTCGCCGTTATCCCTGATGTTATTGGCGGAACCAGCGAAGAGAATGATGCGTTAATCGCTGAGTGGCCTCATGGTAAATTTGTTGGTGCTCCAGTTTGGCACATGAATGAACCAGATGAGCGTTTCATAAGGCTCTGCCATGAATTCCCGCGCGTCTGCATTGGCTCTATGGGGGAGTACGACGCAAAACGCCCTCGTGCATGCCGTGCAAAATTACGTGACCTTATTCGCCATGTTGTAGATTCGAACGGCTACCCAATCACCAAGCTGCATGGCTTGCGCATGCTCAATAAAGACATTTTTACCCAGATCCCCCTCTCATCAGCTGACAGCACCAATGTCGCGCGCAATATCGGCATTGATAAAGCGTGGGCCCGGTCGGCCTATGCTCCAGCCAGCAAAGAAACACGCGCCGCAATCCTTGTTGAACGAATTGAGTCTTACAACTCAGCGAGCTCTCTCAATTACGACGAAGAACGTGACCGTTTCACACCTCAGCTGGCTCTGGAGGTTTGACATAAATGACACCAGAAATCGAAAACGCCATCCGCGCGCAGGGCCGTAAATGCGTGGACGAAATCCGCCAGGCAATGAAAGCCCGGCCAAAGCCGAAATGGAATTCAGTGGTGCCGCCGATCCTCAAAAAGCATCACGCAAAGATAGAGCCTATGGGCGTCAGCCTTGTGGCTTTCGTTAGCAGAATTGGGCGGATGACAGGCCGCTATGGAGTTGAATCGTGAAGGTAGAAAATAGCAACGTTCTGGCGTTCACCATTTCGGAAGTTGAACGCCTCGACCCGGTAAGGGTGATGATTGAAAACTATGACCCTGGCAAAGGACGGATAACCATCACCTGCTACGGGCAGGCATGGACAGGCGCATGGTTTGCAATGGGTGGCGATATAGTTCAGGAGTTCATTAAACGCATAAGCAATGACTATCTGATTGGCTACTTCGACCCGCAACTGCAAAGCACTGTCGATGATGACAATGACGCAAACCGTCTCTTCGTTAAGTCACAAATCATCAAACTACGCCGGGAGAAGGAAATCGCAGCAGAAGAAGCCCGCGAAATGTGGGACGAGGCTGAGGATGCAGATGACGTGAAAGCGAACTGCTGCGATCGGCTCGTTGGAGACAAATTGCTTGGGCTGTTGGGTGATGACCCCTGGTATGCGAACTGGCCCTCTGTACCAAACCACAAATACCAATACCTCGAACGCATCATTGATGCGGTGCGCGGTGGGCTCGCAGAACTGGAGCGTACCGCATGAAGGCACTAATCACCCAGGAGCTTAAGGCTCCTTTTTTATTGCTGGCGTTCACCTTCAAACGTATTAACCAACAGTTCCGGGAGCAGTGATTATGGCCGACATCATCGACAGTGCATCAGAGATTGAAGAGCTTCAGCGTAACGCTGCACTTTCCGCTCACCGCGTCGACCGCAATGCGGTATCGGCTGAGCATTGCGAGGAGTGCGGCGATCCTATTCCTGATCTGCGGCGCGCGGCGATGCCCGGCTGCCAGATGTGCGCCGAGTGCCAGGGGATTATCGAACTGAAGCGCAAGCAGAGAGGCTTTTAACGATGAAACCAAAAATGACCCGCGGCGAATTACGCGTCATCGCCGATACCGACCATGTGCAGTGCGGTGATGCTGCGACAATGGCGAATATGCTGCTTAACAGCAATCCGGTTTATCAGGTACTTGGTTCTGGAGGTTGGCGCGATGTTGACGCTGATGTTTTCGAGCCAATGAAAGATGCAGGATTGACGGTCCGTGTTTTGTACACCGCGCCAAGAGACCTGGTAGCTGTAGACGAAATCGCAGAGCAGGCGGGAATTAACCCTGCCATTGCCGATGCGGATATGCAGGGCTATCACGATAGTGAGTCGAGAAATACGACTGCTCAAGCGTTGCCTGATGAAAAGTGGGTTAATCCTGATATTAGCTTTGCAGATGAAAATGGTTTTGCTGAAGGCTGGAACGAAAGCCGTCAGCACGCCGTTAACAACGGCAAAGTTCCACCTGTGGTGAAAGGAATAAGTGCGTACTGCCGGGGCTGGAATGCCTTCCGCGAAGCCATGCTCAAAGCCGGGCCTGTAGCGGTATGGATTAAGTGCAGCGAGCGGATGCCGGAGCAGAAACAATCGAATCGCTACATTGGGCTTAACCTTTTATTAAACGAGCGCACGGTAGTTCAGGGTGGGTTTGATGATGGTTCATTCTGGCTGGATGGCGTGAGAATTGACAATGTCACTCGCTGGATGCCACTCCCGGCAGCGCCTGAGCAGGAGGTTTAAGTGGAAAATATTGAGGATATCCGTAACCAGTTAGAGGCGATCGTGGTTGCCGCTCACCGAGTAGCTTGCTCTCTCGATATCGGAGATGAGCGTACCGAGGCCTTCGAGCTTTACGAGGCGCTGCGCCGACTTCAGCGCAAAGGAGCGGCAGCGGAGATGCTGGCTGCCACTAATCCTCTGCTTAACCAGTCGCAGGGTGACGACGATTATGACTGGTGGGAGGATGAATACGACTGATATCAAAGCACCATTTCAGTGAGGCTCTAATGACGCTACCGTCAAGAACTTATTGAAATATATAAGAAATTTACGGAATCAGCTCTTTTTTACCCACCCCAGTACTGATATGCTCATATTTCAAACAAAACTGGAGTTTATATGAGCATTGAAACTATATCGCCATGCCCTTTCTGCGGAGTAAAACCGAAAGAAGTTCTTTTAGAATGTGGCTTTATTCCGCCTTCAAAAGGCGCCGAAAAACACCATGACGTTATCTGCCAAACGGAGGGTTGTGAGGTTCAAAACCGGGCTGTTTATAACAAAGCATGGAATATGGTTGCCGGAGATAAAGACACTTTGCATGAAGCGTTAAAAAACAACTGGGTTTAACCACCACACCTGATCAACAAAGCCGCCAAGTGCGGCTTTTTTATTACCTAAATTTAATGAGGTTTGCGCCCAGTGCGCGGCATGAGGAGTGATTATGAAGGAATTACGTTTTTATGGTGCAAGTGATGACCTTTTCGAATGTGAAGGTGTCATTCGCGAGGAAATTGGCTGCTTTAACAAGCCTGCCATATATCACCTGAAATCTGCTGAGGGTGAAATGCAAGTAGTCGGCTATTACCTCGACTCCGGGTTGTGGAGCGTGGGGATCAGCCAAATTGCCGAAGATGTGCCGCTGCCAGCGTGGCCAGTGCAATATCAGGTGCATGAGCGTGGATATAGCCCATTGCTCACCATTCAAGTTCCTGACGATATCACTCTAAAAACTGAAGACGACTGAAGCAACTTACAGGCGATTCACTGAGTCGCCTGTTGGGTGCTAAGCACCGATAAGACCTATCTATCATCCCTTGATGTTTGCCGGCCGCTGTGCCGGCTTCTTTTTGCCTGGAGTAAACCATGAGTGAAGCGATCCAACTGGTACCCAATAAATGGGTATCGGAAGAAGTGCTGATGGCGATCACTGGCCTGACCAAAAACGCTATCAAGTCCGCGCGCGAGAAGTCCTGGATGGAAGGTCGAGAGTACCGGCACTACTCCGGCGACTGCCAGCCGAAGGATAACTCCCCTATCCTCTACAACCGCCACGAAGTCGATAACTGGGTGGAACGTCAGCGCCCGGCGATCCCCCGTCAAAAATCTGCTTAAATAGCCCCTCTTTCATAACAGAGGAAGAAGCATGTCTAAATATCCAACCGGGGTCGAGAACCACGGGGGCACACTGCGCCTGTGGTTTATCTACCAGGGTGAGCGGGTACGAGAGAGCCTGGGCGTACCTGACACACCCAAGAACAGGAAACTGGCTGGGGAGTTAAGGACGTCGATCTGCTATGCGATCAGGACCGGCACCTTTGATTACTCAGCGCAGTTTCCAAACTCTCCGCGAGCTGAAGTTAATGATGATCACAAACTCAAGGTGACGATTGCAGAGCTCGCAGCTAAATGGCTTTCATTGAAGGAGACGGTGTTATCCCGTAACACGCTAATGCGATACACATCCTATATAAAGATGTGTCTGCTCATTCTTGATGATACTAAGCCAGTCTCTTCACTCACGCATGAGAATCTATTGTCTTTGCGGCATGAGCTCCTGACTAGCTATCAGCTCGTTGGAAAAACACTTCAGCGCTCTCATAAAAAAGGCCGCACCGTGAGAACGGTGAATGCCTACATGTCGGTCATGATTGAAATGCTGAAGTTTGCTGAGAGAAATAATTATACCCGCGGGTCAGTTATCTCTGACTTAAGGCCGCTGAGAAAATCGAAGGCAGAACCGGATCCATTAACTAAGGATGAATTCATTCGTTTGTTAGATGCAACCACGCATGAGCAAATCCGGAACCTCTGGATTCTGGCAGTAAGTACGGGAATGAGACATGGTGAGCTGTGCGCTTTAGCGTGGGAGGACATCGATACTGTCAACTGGACGGTAAGAATCAATCGCAATCTGGCAATCTCTGATCACTTTACACCACCCAAAACAGAAAGTGGCATCAGGACCGTAAATCTCACCACGCCAGCCATAAATGCACTCAAAAGTCAGATGCAATTAACACGTATGCAGACGCAGCGTGAGGTAATTGTTAACCTGCGCGAGTACGGTAAAAAGCGAAAAGATCTCTGCACCTTTGTTTTTAATCCGTCTGTTTCTGCAAGGCATCAGACAAAAAGCTTCTGTTACATCCCGGGTTCATTGGCTGCGTCATGGAATAATCTTCTGAAGCGTGCCGGAATCCGTCACCGCAAAGCATATGAGTCACGCCATACTTTTGCATGCTGGGCTTTAAGCGCCGGAGCTAATCCGAGCTTTATTGCAAACCAGATGGGGCATACAAATGCACAAATGGTTTTTACTGTGTATGGAAAGTGGATGTCCGAACATGACGTTGATCAGATCGCTTTGCTTAATACAAATTTTGACTTCAGCACCCCACCCATGCCCCACAAGAAAGTGGCTGGAATATAA